ATATCATAATTTAAATTCATTATAGTTGATAATTCATTTATTACATTATATTTTATTGTTTGATACATTTTATTAAAATTTTTAATATCTTTATTAAGTTTTTTTCTTTGAATAATATCGAATACATTTTTATTATCTGAATTTTTGATATATATATCAATTCCACAAGTTGTTAAATATTGAATAATTTGTTTTCTATTGTATTGAACAGCAATATGTAGAGATGTATTTCCATTTATATCTTGAATATTAATATCTATATTTGTATTTTTTAAAATTTTATATATTGTTTTTATATCTCCATTTTGAGATGCAATATGTAATGAAGAATAATTTTCATCAAAAATTAAATCACCATCTATTTTCAATTCATCAAGTAATTCATCAATATAGGTAAATAATTTATCACGATAAATAAAATCATTATGATCCATATTTCTCAATAAATATAATAATTCAATTCCACCCCCAGATAAAAAATGATGCTTAAATGATATAGAATTTGATATTCGTAATAAACATTGAAAACATTTCGTAATAATTAACTCATCATATGGAATAATTCTTAATAAATATTGTGAAATATATTTTATTAAAATTTCTGGAAATTCTGTAATACATATTTTTTCTGTAAATTCATCTAATTCTAATTCTGAACATAAATTTATGAAAATTAAAATAATTGATGAAATAAATTTATCATTATTAATATTTTTAGAAAAAATATTTTTAATAATTAATAAAAATTCATGTTTTCCTATCTCATCTTTGTAAGAATTTTTTAAACATAAATTAGATAAACAAACAAAAATAGAATTTAAAAGATTCGTCGAATCTATATTTTCTAATACCATTCTTTTCATTTCTTTAATACTATTAATATTAAAATATTCTCGGCCTTCTTCACTTCGAGAAATATTTGTAAATATATAATAAATTTGAATTTGAATATCTTCCCATTTATTATAAATACCACTAAATAATGCGATTTCAATATCTCTCAAAATACCATTATCATCTAATAATTTAAAATTATCAATATTTATAGCAATTTTTGATATACATTTCATACAAAGTCTTTGTAAGACTTCGTTTACTTTATAAATTTTCATAACATTTCGAATAAATCTAATATCATCTATTAAAATTTTATTATTTTCATCATTTTTATCATAAATATCATTTAAATTTTGTATCAAAGCATCCCATCTTTTTCCTTCTGGTTCTTTTAAATTATATAAAATACAAATAATATAATCATAGATTTTTTCATAAATATATGCATAATTTTTACTGTCTTTATCCTCATTAACAACAAGTAATTCCATATATAAAAGTCTATTAATTCTACATAATTTGTCAAATTTAGTATCATTTTCATTCTCATTTTCAAATAATTCATGATAAATACTTTTTACAGTACTCCATATTTTATCAAAATTTGAATTATCTTTATCATTATCATATAGATTTGTATACAAAATTTTTGTTATTTTATATAATTTTGATAAATTTGAATAATACGAATTCATTTTTTATTAGTTATATTTAATTTTTAAAATCAATTTTAAATTAATATTATTAATCACTATCATCCGACATTATTAAACATCTTGAATTTAAAATAATTTCTTCCATCGGTTTATTATTTAATAAAACGATATCTTCCTCTTCATCACTACTTTCATCAATTAATAAACGACCACTTTCAATTTTGTTTAATTTTTTTTTTTTCATTCTTATTTTCCTTTTTGTTTTCGGTTTTAATAAATCATCACAACTATGTTCTCTTCTTTTTCTCCTTTCTTCTACTTCCTCCCAAAAACTTTTGATTCTAGGTAATACTTCAGCAAACCATTTAGTATCTCTTCTAATATGTTTTTCTGAACTTTTTTCTAATTTCCAATATATATATTTACCATAAAGTACATAAAATTTACCTGGATTATTGTCAATAAAATCATCTATGTATTTTTCTTGATCATCTGTTGTTAAATTCATCGGAGGATATATATATTTTCTTTCATTTTTCTCTCTATCTAAAACAGATCCAATTACTCCCTTCTCTAAACCATTTGAACTTCTTCTTTCATCCAAAACAGTAATATAATTTTGAGGAATTTCATCAGTTTGTAAAATAATATTCAAATCATTTACATTATTTTTATCATAAATATCTTCTAAATACTCTTCTTTAGTATTATATTGAATAATTAAACATTCAAAAAAATGACAAACTTGTAAATTACAAACTTCTAATTGAATTTGCATTTGACACCAATATTCATGAGGAACTATACCAGTTATTACACGTTTAGGAGGACACTTAATTTCTATCATAGTTCCTTCTGGTGTAATACCATCTGGTGACGCACCTAAACATGATACAGTTGGATGAGCAATTAAACCAAATTCATAAACTTTTATATAATTATGCCTACTTTCATAAATACCAATTGCTACATCTTCATAAATTTGACCATGAAGTGTATATTTATTTCCAGTAAATGGCTTCCCTTTACCACATTTTTTTAAAATTATATCATTTCGTGTCTTGTATTTTCCCTCTCCTAATATAGCACAAATATCACTAGCAGTACACATACCTTTTCTCATTTCATACCATTCTGGACTTCTTTGTTCAGGTTGAAAAACTGTTAATAAATGTTCATATTGTTGTTTTAAAAATTCTGATTTAGTATCCTCAACTTCTTGAGCTGTTTTCAATAATTCGTTTCTCATTGAATCCAAATTTTCATAAGTTTCACCATTTACTTCAATCAATTGTAAATCATCAATGTTTTCATCAATGTTTTCATAATCATCTGATTGATTTTTTGTTTCGATACATCTTAATATTTTATTATAAATATTACCATAATCTAAATTTTCATGAAATTGTTCTAAAATTTCCAAAACAGATTGTATAATTTCATCAATAAGTTTGAAATCAGATGAAATATTATTTAAATCATAATCCTCTAATATATTATCAATATCATTAATTAATAAATTGTCTTTCTCCATTAATTGAAATTATAGTTTTACTATTATAATTAAATTCTATTTTCTATATTAATTAAATACTTACTACTTAATTAAATATATAAATCTTTATATTATATATTATTTGATTTATGGAAAATTTAAATCAAACTAGAAACAAATGCGAATTAGAGATTGATATGACTGGAACACTTGGATCGCAAGTTTTAAAATTTGCAACTGTACTAGCAAAATGTAATAATTTTACATTACGTGATTTAGTAAAAAATGATGATAAATATGAAGCTAAATATTATTTACCAATTGGAACTACAAAATTAAAGTACAAAGATACTGATATGGAAATTATTTATACTCGATATGAAAATAATATAGTTGGGACAGCTCATTATGCTGAATTTCCTACATTACTTAAAATTATTTGTTATGGTTTAAAAGAAATTTTAACACAATTTTTAATCGATGCTAGGGAACATAGCCAACCAGAAAAAGAAGATAAAATTATTTGTAAAGTTTTGAAAAATGGATATTGGTCATTTCTAACTAAATTACCAAAACGAGATAAATCTTCTGTTTTTTTACCAAAAAAAGATAAAGAGGATATTTTGAATGATGTTACAGAATTTAAAAAGCGAAAAGATATATATATTAAATATGGAATTCCATATAAAAGAAATTATTTATTAGAAGGTATTCCTGGTTGTGGAAAAACAACATTAATTTTAACTGTAGCATCAGAATTAAATATGGACATAGCAATTGTTAACTTTGGTCCAAATATTACGGATAGTGTTTTTATGAACGCAATAAGTAATTTACCTAAAAATTTTATTCTTGTTCTAGAAGATATTGATTCGTTATTTATTAATAGACAATCGACACGTGAAAACAAAAGTAGTGTTTCCTTTAGTGGTATATTAAATACCCTTGACGGATTAGCTCGTAATTCAGGATTAATTACATTTATGACAACTAATTATCTTTTAAAATTAGATAAAGCATTAATACGTCCAGGAAGAATTGATTTTAAACTTCATTTTGATTTCGCAACAGAAAATCAAATTGAAAAAATGTATGAATTTTTTTTCCCAAATAAATTAAATGATTTTAAAAGATTTTATAAACGTATAAAAAAATATAAAACAACAACATCAGTTTTACAAAAATACTTTTTTGATAATTTAGAATCAGATGATATTTTAAAAAATATTAAAATATTTATTGATTTATGTGAAGATTATAATAAAGATGAATTTTACAAGAATATGTATTGCTAATTTGAATATTTTTCAAATATAAAATCAGTAAATAATAATACTTTGATAACAATTTAATATATATATTTATATATAAAAATTAAAATATAAACATATATATTATATAATCATGAGTAATAATAACGATTATTCTTTTATGAAAACAGGCTACAGTATTACTGGAGATGAACAAAGAGAATTAACTGAAGAACACTTAAGAAATATTGAAGCAATGATATTAGTTTTTACAAGTAATGCTATACAAACTTCATTTTTATACGTTGAACACAGTATTCGTAATGGAGTTACTTGTGGAGATATTAATTTAGCACTAAAATATGAAGTATTTAAATTTATAGATAGACCCAATATTCAAGAACAAATTAATATAACTTCACAAATCTTAGCAGAAGAAGAAGAAGAGGAAGAGGAAGAGGAGGAAGAAGAGGAGGAGGAAGAAGGTGATGTCGAGGAATTTACCAAAAATAATTGTACCTGTGATATATGCGCTGAAATTAATAGTATTGATAAAAAATGGGAAGAATGGAATCCAGAAGAGCCGTTTTTAGAAAAATTAAAAAAAAGAATTGATGATATTCCAATATAATAAAATGAATTTATTAAATAATAATTATAGATATTTTCGAAAAATCCACAATATTGTGGATGGATTAACATTATTTGTTATCCAAAAAGAAATTATTAGCGATAATAATGATGGTTTATATTCATATATATATTTTCTACATAATAAGACTATTCCAATAAATGAATTGAATAGTCTTATTAATAATAAAAAACTCAATTTACTTTCATTACTTGATACTATATGGGATTTTAATGAAAAAAAAGTTGGGATTTTGGGAATACATACATCTTTAAATCAACGAAATAAAGGATATGCTTCATTACTTATTATTATAAGTTGTATTATTGCTGAGAAATTTGGTTTAGATAGAATTGAATTAGATGATTGTAGTGATAATTTTAAAAAGGAAAAAAATCTGTATACCAATTTATCATTTAGATATATTGAAGATGGATTTCCTGAAATGATTGGGTCAGTTAAACAAATTATTAAACAATGGGAAAAAATTAAATTAAAGTATAAATTTAATGGTGATATATTAAAATTAATAATACCAACTTCATAAAATTAGATATAAAAAAAAGTTTGTATATATATTTATAAATTAAAACATATATATGAACATTTTAATAGACATAGATGGAACAGTCTCAGAAGATATTCCAAATGCCGAAGATTATAGATTTGCTGATGCTAAAGTTCTTGATAACGCAGTAGAATCTGTAAATAAATTATATGATGCAGGACATCATATAACTTTTTTTACTGCTAGGCTAACAAAACATAGAGAAGTTACTGAACAATGGCTTAAAAAACATAAATTTAAATATCACGCTCTTTTAACAGATAAACCACGTGGGGGAAGATATATTTGGATTGATAATCTTGATGTTAAGGGGATTAAATATAAAAATAATTGGGAAGAAATATTACGAAAAATTTAGAAATTAATATCTTTTAAGTCTGAAACTTTCCAATCTTCGTATGTACCATTTGGTAAAGGTCTACGAACGATAAAGGGAATTAAACCTTCTTTTAATTCTTTTCTCGCAATTTCCAAAGGATTTTTAACTTTTAAGGTTTTTATATCTACTAAAATATTTGAACCATTTAAAATTTGTTGTGCTCTTTGTCCAAGAATTGAAGTTTTTTCATATTTTGTTAAAATTGGACGAGTTATTTTTGTAGAACAAGACAATGTTTTTAAATGTTTATATTTACGATAATCGCCAATTAAAGTCATTTCTTTTGATGATCCCCCAACCTTTCCTTCAGATTTTAATAATGAATCATCTTTTTTATTTGTACTTGGTTCTTCATCTTCTTCTTCGTCATCTTCTACATCTTCATCTACAACAACATCATCGTCATCATCATCATCATCATCGTCTTTTTTTTCATTATTATTATCGTCATCATCATTTATATCATTTACATCGTCGTCGTTATAATCTATATCTCGTTGTTCGTCGTCGCCATCTCCGTTCATATCTTCATCTATTTCTTCAACAATATCTTCAACATAATTATCATAATCTTCTTCATTATCGCTATTTTTTTGTATATTATTAAAATTAATTTCAGACATTTTAAATACTATATTATAATATAATATAAACAATTTCAATTTTTATATATTAATTATTATCTATTTAATCAAAGTATCCGTGTCTGGAACTTTTTTTCTTTCTTTTCAAATGATTTTTATTTGCTAAAATTGATATATCACTAAATCCTACATTTGTTTTTTCAGTATCAATTATTATTCTTTTACTGTCAGTTTCTTCTTCTTCTTCTTCATTTTTTTTTTCCATATATTTTTTGTATTCAGAATCAGATTTTATAATCTCTTTATTAATTTTATTTTCGATAACTTCAATCGAAGATATTATATCATCAATTTCAGCATTATCTTCTAATTCTAATTGTGAAAAATGTTTACTTATTTTTTTCATAAAATTATTGAAAAAATTATAATTTCTTGTCATTTTTTCTTCAATTTCATCATGATTGTCTAAATTAAATTTAACAATATTTATATACTCTTCAATCTTTTGATATTTCATTATTATTATATAAGTTAAAATTATTATTAAAATAATAATAAAACTTACACATTTTGTATTATGAAAAAAAAAATTATATCGTTATTAATATAATATGAGGCTTTTAATTGTATCACTTTTTTTTATGGGAATTATTATGGCTATAATTGGATATTATAGAGCAAATTCTGAATGCCCTTTACAAAAGACAAAATATAAATTTATACCTCGAACTCTTGAAGAAGAACAAGCATCTAATACAAGTGTTTATGCTATTTTTAAAGGTATGTTTGAAGATCAAGCTCCAAAAGATAAAATGTAAAAAAAATATATTATATTTTTATAAATGACGTCGTTAGTTGGCAATTTAACACAAAGTATAATTCAAAAATGTATAAATGAATTTAATAATAATGAACATCAAATCAAACAAAAAATTATTGAACCATTTGTATCACAAATATTGTCATATATCCATAGTCAATTGTATCCTTTTCTCTATATAATTTGTACAATATTTGTTTTAACCTTTTTTATGACAGTTATCATTTTAGTAGTTATGTTAAATAAAAAACTATAATTCAATTATTGACTACATTTATATTATTTTTTTCTATTGATTACAATATACATAAAATATGTCAAATAATGAATATGGAGAAGATAAAAATGGAGTTCGGGAATTATCTATAGATGATTTCAATTTAAATACTAAAAAATGTGTAACTAATCAAGGTAAAAGTGGATTAATTATATTTTATCAATATTGGTGTCCACATTGTAGAAATATAGTACCAGAAGTTGTTAAAGCAAATAAAAAACTTAAAAACAAACATTTAATTATGGCTGTTCATGGAGACAATGAAAATAATAATATGATTTTTGACAATTTTGGTATTATGGGAATACCTTCAATTAAATTTATGAATTCTTCTGGCAAGATAACAAAAGATTATGATGGTGCAAGAGATTCAGAATCTCTTGCTAAATTTATTAAAAATAATAATAATAATAATAAACCAAATAAAAAACCAAATAAAAATAATAATAATAATAATAATAAACCAAATAAAAAAAAACCTGCTATCCAAAAGAAAAAGGAAGTTGTTCAAAAAAAGAAAAAAGTTAAAAAAAATATTGTACTAAAAAAGAAAAAGAATAAAGCACCAGTTGTTAAAAAACAAAAAAAAGTTATTAAAAAACAAAAAAAAATTATTAAGAAAAACTAATATTTTAAATTTTATAATATTTTATATCAAAAAAAAATTTTTTATATAAAATATTATATCTATTATAATAATATAAAAGATGATTACTGATATTCTTAAATTTGTAGTAGAAATTGCTGTTATTTCGTTTATTACATATTATATTACCAATAAATTTTATAAAAAAATTAGTATAGTTGATGCTTTATTTATTGGTGTAGTTCTTAGTTGTGTTCTTAATATTGTCGAAAAATGTTTACCTTTTTTAACTGAAACTTTTGAAGATAATATTTTTGAAGAAGATGAAGAAGATGAAGAAGATGAAGAAGATGAAGAAGATGAAGAAGATGAAGAAGATGAAGAAGATGAAGAAGATGAAGAAGATGAAGAAGAAGATGACAAATGGGAATCATTCGCAGATGTTAAGCCAGAAAATAAAGTTGTAGTTAGTGTTGATTCAAAAGGTGTTATAAAATCTTCAGAATCTCGCCCAGTATCAACCGAACAGGTAAGAAGCAGATTAAGTATGCAAGAACAAAAAATAGTAGATGCAGTACAAACTGAAGCTGTCAAAAAAGAAATTAAAGCTTATAAAGATAAAAAACCACGTGCTAATCCAAACTATGGATATAGTTTCCTTCCTCCATCGGAATGGAATCTTCCATTACCTGAAATGAAAAAATGTATTCCACAAAAAGTATGTGCCCCATGCCCTTTATTAGCATTGGATAATGGTGGATATTTACAATTATCAACTACTTCTAAATTACCACCTGCACCTGTAGAAAAATAAATTATTAATTAGTTGATTTTATTAATTCCTCTCCTTTTTTCGAATCATTAAATCCAAAAGGTAAAACCTTATTTTTGTCAAATATTTGACAATGCTGAAAACATAAATATTTATTTGATTCATATACCTTCTTCGCACATCTATTTCTTTTATGAGTGTTTGCTATACAACGATGTTTATCCGGAACTAATTTCCTATTTTGTTTTGGCATGTATTTTTCAATCCATTCCTCATATTCATCTGGTAAATTTCCTTCCTCATAATCATCAAAAATTTTTACTATTGTTTTTTCAATTCTACTTTTCTTCATATTAATATGAAATTAATAATTATTATTTATAATCAATTTTATATTTTATAAAATTAATTATAAAATTCTTAAGTAATTTATATTAAAAAAATTATCGATTAAACATGGATTTTTAATAATTTATTTATTTTTTCTATCCGTATCTTTATTTTATCTATGATTAAATCTATTTTAGACTTTGTTAAACTATCTTCTTTATAAGTTGATTTCAAATTACCTAAACCTACTACAGTATTTCCTAATTCAATCGAAAATCTCTGTAATAAATTAGAATTTTCTTCCTTAAATGGTGATTTATCTATAGTTGAGTTTTGTGTATTTCGTTCGCTATCATATGTTTTATCGACTATAATAAATGCTCTGTTTATGACAGCATTGATATATTCAATTGATTTTGCTCTGTCGTCACTACTTAACCATCGTCTGACAAAGGCAGCATATCGATTATCTATTTCTAATGATTCTCCAGAAAAACATAATTTATCGTATTTTTTTATTTTACTAAAAATTTTTAAGTTTACTAGAACTCCGTCTACACTTAAACTTTTAATTATAGATAAGCTATCTTCTTTATCCGGAACTGGAATCTGGTTCGGTGAAGATGCCTTTGTTTTTATCTTCTTGATATTATTTTCAGAATTGGATATATTTGAATTCATTGCTATACTATATATTATAATTTTAATTTTATATTTAATTTGCTTTATTTATAATTACATCACTATTTTATAATAAAAAAAAACTTAACATATTAATATAGGATAATATGAGAATTATACCAGAATATTTTTTTATTGCATTTTGTATCGGTATACTTTATACTTATTTAACACACCCAAAACCTAAAGTTATTATAAAATATCCAACTCCAGATAATGTAGGACAAGTTTTATATAAAGATGATGCGGGCGTTTGCTACAGATATAAAAAAAAACAAGTTGAATGTCCTGTAGATTCAAAAAAAATTACCGAATTAAAACCCCAACAAGCAAATTAAACATACATATACCGAGGTTTCCAGTCAGGTTTATATTGCTCATAACGATTTTTAGGTGGAATTTCTTTTTTAATTTTTGGTCGGTATTTAAATTTTAAACAATTTAAAGGTTCGAACTGTTTTATCATATATGTATCATCATTTGAAATATAGTCATTATAATAGCAATAATTTTCTTGTTTCTCATATGTTAAATCATTATTATCTAAAATATCAGGTGCTTTTTTCCGCCTTTTTTTTTGATATTTAATTATTTTTTCGTCATTAAATTTAAATTTTAATGGAGATTTACCATAACCAGGTTTAATACTGCCTTTTTGCCTGAACTCCACATTTTCAATATCAATTAGAAATTTATTGCTCATTATAGATAAAGATAGTTATTCGAAAATTATTAATAAATTAAATTACTATTAATTAATTAATAATTTATATTAAAAATTCAATTTTTAATTTTTAAAAATTATTCATATAGTTGAATACACACATAATTTCTCTCTCTCTTAATTTAAATTCTCTTAAATTATATTTCAATTCCTCTGGAAATTTTATTACTAATAATTTCTCTTTTGCCTGAATTTCAAACATCTCTTTTTCATCATCCGTTTCCTTATCTAATGTAAAAAAATTTAATTTACCTTTCTTTCGTAATCTTGGTAAACTAACTTCCATACGAATCTGATAAATACAATTAGCACCCATAAATGCTTCAGTTTTGCTAATTATATGAAAATCATCATCATTATTATAACTTACACAAAAATCTACTTTATCATCATTTACTGCAGTATTCAATGATGATAATAATTCATCTACATGTATAAATTCCTCTGGAATATCATCTGTTTCACTTTCTGTACTAGAACTAGTTTCAGATTGAAGTGTATCATTTTTTGTATATGCTGCCTGATAACTTTCCAATCTTTTTCGTATTTCATCGTCGTCCATGTTATTATAAATAATATAATTTAATTTATATTTTTTATGTTGATAATCTATTTTATTTATATATATCTTTATTTTCAGCATAACAATTATATAAATCATCCAAAGTACTACTTTTTGCTTTATCTAATATATCATTTTGTTCTTCATCATCATCATATATATTATCAACCATATTTAGAAAACTAATTTGAATTTTATCCATTTGTTCCGTTTCATCTAAATCATTTACATGTTCATATACATTCAAAACTTCTTCTACATTTTTATCTCTATCATATAATTCTTCCAATACATCTCTTTTATTACGGGTTTTCCATTTATTATTTTTGCGAACTTTTAATTTATTTGACCGCTGATTTGTATATTTTATTGTCATATTTTCGGGTTGATTGGGATTACAATATTTATATGAAATATATTTTTGCATTCCGTTTATGCCATGTTTCAATATTCCAGATATTAGTTTCTTATATTTTTGATCTTTCAAAAAATCTATATTTTCCTTACCATAATCATTTAATATGATGTTGTTATTGATGTTAACAGTATTATTACTATTTGTATTATTTGTACTATTTGTACTATTATTATTATTTGTATTATTTGTTATGTTTAATGCTTTTTTTAATTCTAATAATTTGATTTTGGCATTTAAAATTTCTAATTTTTTGTCTTCTTCTTCTTTTTTTTCCGTTTTTATTTTTTCTTTACAAGTTTTTAAATGTCGTTTTAAATCCCAATTCCGTTTAAAAATACGATTACAATGATTACATTCAAATGCGTTATTTTGCGTTATTTTGCGTTTCAAATGCGTTATTGTGCGTTTTGGTGCGTTTTTTTTCGTCATTATTTGCTTATTTTCTTCACATTGTTTTTTTTTATCCTCGTGTCTTTCCAAATTATACTTACGAGTAAAAGAACGATGACAGCGTTTACATTCAAATTTGGGCATATCTTATAGGTAGTATTATATATATATTCTTATATATATTTTTTACTCTTTTAATTACTCAAAAAAATTTGGTTGCTCTTAAATTTTTTTTTACTCTTTTTTTTTTTCAAAAAATATAAGATAACAAACAATCATAATAATAATTTGTAATAATTATTATTTATGACTACTCAGTCTTAATACCTTTACTCTATTTTTTTTTTGAGTAAAAAAAAATAGAGAGAGAGAGCCGAAAAAAAAAAAA